GTGTGAAGTGGCAGAGTCAGGCAACGAGCCTTTGACGGTAGATCGCATCGCGCGCAGCAACTCAAAGTCAGTTCGTGGGTACACTCCCCTCAGGAGTCCCTCTTGGAACAGACGGGCACGCTCTTTCAAGCAGCCACGACCTGGCAGATCCCCATCACAAATCCCAGATAATCTCAACATGACACCAAGGTTCAACATAGGTTGCAACTGGTTGTCTGTATCATAAACAGGGGAATGTTTGAGGAATTGCAGATCGGAGTAAGTGGCACAATCGTCCACTGTCACAATATAACCAACATTTTCAGCGGCGGCTCGAATCACAGCGCGCACCTCGGCAGAGGTGGTGCAGCGAGAAAAGTCCGCCTCAGACAGGGACTTGGCGATAAGTTGGTTAGCCAAATTGTTAATTCGTGTGGTTACCGTGCTACCACTATACAACTTGGGTTTGTGACACTGGAGTAATACCCGGTGTTTGCGATCTTCGCGAGAATAAATATAAATAGGAGTCTTCAATTGTTCGACTAGGTCCGCCATATCAAGAGCCCCGACGATAGGCGCGCTGTCAATTAAGGCTTGGAACATGTGAGGTCCATGTGAGGCATCACACGACGAAATGTCGATGTTGTAAAAATACACTTTATCGTTGATGCGGATGGAAAAACACGAGTCATCCGAAAAATAACAAAAGTAACCACGCTTTTCCGGCTTGATAAGCTTAGCAAAGACCGACCTCAAAATTGGTTGGGAAGGAGACTTCACAAACTGCAAATCTATACCGTTAAGGGTGATGTTCTCGGCAACCTCCGCTGTCTTCAGGAAGTTGGTTATTCTGAACCCCGCTAATGATGCCTCAACTCCGAGGTCACCAATCATGCGAGCGTACTTGCCAAACTTAGCCCACTCGTTCTTCTTCATCTTGTATGTCACTTTCTTCACCCACGACCGGGTAAATAGGGTGCCACAACCAAGTAAATTCTCATACCCCTGTATCCTCAGCGATCTTTTTGCATGGGGATCAGCGTGATGCAAAACACATTCCTCCATGGCACCGAGATATTCATCTAAGTGCTTGGTGTATATGTTGCGCAAATGGGAAAAGAAATCCGGGTTGTTACGGATAAAGCGTTCTTGTTTACGAGACAAGCGGACACTGTAAGCGGCG